ATGAATGAATCCACAGTAACCAAAATGAAACAAATGAAGCTTTATGGCATGTTTAATGCTTTTAAAACAGCCATTGAAAGCGGGAAAACAGATCATTATACCCTTGACCAGTTTGTATCGATGATTATTGATGCAGAATGGGATGAAAGGTACAATCGTCGTATTGAACGAAGTATCACTAATGCCAAATTCCATTACAAATCAAATATTGAAAGTATCAATTTTGATGTATCACGTAACCTGGACCGAAACATGGTACTGCGTCTGGCAGAATGCGAATTTATAGAGAAAAACGAAAACATTTTAATCACTGGAAGCACCGGTGTCGGTAAAAGTTATTTAGGTACTGCATTAGGTTATCAAGCCTGTATACAGGGTTTTAAGGTAAGTTATTTTAATACCTCAAAATTGTTCGCTAGACTAAAAATGGCTAAAGCAGATGGTACTTATCTACGGGAACTTACCAAAATACAAAGACAGGATGTTATAATACTTGATGATTTTGGACTCCAGGCACTTGACAGCCATAACCGAATTACTCTTTTAGAGATCATAGAGGACAGGCATAATAACGGCTCTATAATCGTGACATCACAAATACCAGTTCAAGGCTGGTATGATATAATTGGAGAAAAAACGATAGCCGATGCAATATTAGACAGACTTATACACCAATCTCATAGGCTTGAATTACATGGAGAATCCATGAGAAAGAAAAGAGGAATAAACAAAGAGTGATATTTTATTATATTTGAATACTAATTAACAGATGAAAAAATATAGTTTTTAATCAAAACGGAGGTGCTCACTTTGCACCGGAATTAGGTGGTCATTTTGAACTGGAATCAGGTGCTCACTTTAAAACGGAATGGGGTGATCAATATAACCGGAATTTGCAATTGACTTCCCTACCTGGATATTAGTAGTTGTTCCATTTGTATTATTTCGTAATCTTTCAAATAATAGGTTTTCGAAGTTTGGATCAATACTAAAATCGCTACCGTCCACATCATATTTTGCTTTTAAATCTCCATACCCAATTTCACCACCCTGATTGGTTCTGAATTTTTCGTTTAAAATTGTGCCCGAACTTTTATATTTAAAAAATATTTCTTTATAAACGTTTGGCTTTTTGATTCCTATTACATCCGAATCAATATTTCCAGTAATATTTATGATTTTACCTTTTGAATACCAATCATCCAATGGCATTATTTCAAAATGTGTAGAATCAATGGGAATTATTACAAGATTGTGGGTTCTAATTAGTGATGTAAAAAACTCTGTCACTTTTAATTTAGGCAATTGATCATTTATACTTACACCTCCAATTAAAGTCTGTTCCGGGTTTAGAGCATTAACGATGTACACATGTGGATTTGGAAATTTAAGTCCAAATGTTGATATCCTTGATGCGAATTGGAAACCGGCTGCTGATTTAATTTTAAATTTAAGCGTATAGGCCCGTATAACTGTAGATGAAAATTCTATACTCGATTGTCCTTCGGATGATAAAGTGATGACATTTTCACCGTTAACCTCAATAGTAAAAGTGTATTCGGTGTTTTCAAATCCAGGCGATGGTATAACCAGAAATGTTGTGTTTGCCTGACTAAATCCAGAATAAGTTACAGTGTTATTTGCAGCATTAAAAAAAATTGGATCATCGGATTGATTTACAGTCATATCTATATATTCATAGTTACCCAGGACCTTCATTTTTTCCTCGGTATTATGCAGCCACATGTATAGCTTTGTGAATATAGCTCTGTCAAAAAATGTACGTGTAAATGACACGCCATATTTTACTTCAGTTGCTTTTATTATCTCATATAGTTGAATTGCCGGTTTCAAATCGGTGAAATTTATACTGCCGTCGTTCGTAAGTATGTCATTTGAATTAAGTGTACCAGCTTCGAAATTTCTAATTGATGAAATCAATGGATAGTAAATACTTCCGTTTGAAATGTTATTTTCACGGGTGGCCTTAAAAACAGTCTGTTCGTTGTATGGATGATCAAGGTGTGAGAAATCCAATACACTTAATTCATCATCGCCAAATAAATCGTTTAGGTTTTTCAGATTGCCGAAAAACATTAAAGTGTAAAAAGATATCTTCCCCTTTTTAACAGATACAGAATTTAATTGAATCACCCCGACTTTGAAGGTATAAGTGCCAATTTCTATGAAAGCGGGTTGCCGCATATTTGCATTAAATGAATTGTTGATATCAACGTTATAGTAGTGTTTGAACATTTTATTGTTCACATCACTTCCAGGTACCGTAAACGATTGGGAATACTCTGTGAAAACTTTTCCCAGATCGTTAATTTTCTGAACGGATGAATTTATTTCGATTGTTTCGTCACCAAATAAATCTAATTTTTTACCATTTATATAAATTGCTACTGATATCATTATTGTACATTATTTATTTCGTCAAAAGAATATTTGAATGTCATACTGTAATTGATAAGTTTATCAATTATTTTACTTTTAAATTCAACACTATTCGTTTCAAGGTTTACCGGGAAAATAATTCCATTTTCAATTATCCAAATCGATTCCGATAGGATCAGTTCTTTTATTATTTCATTTTGATCTTCTCGGACATACCCCGTATTAAGCAATAGCCGGGTATTACCATTCAAATTATAATTTTTTGTCTGGTGCTTGACGATAGAATATACCCCGTGATCTGATATAAGCCCACGGTAATCTTCGGATGTTGTGGAAGTAGTTTTTTTTGAGGTCTTGTTGAATGGAAATGCCTGAGGAAAACCGTATTTATTTATAAAAACCACATTGATAGGATTATAAAAACACTCATCTAATACTTCAACGGTTATGCTTCTGGTTTCACTAGGATACACTAATTTTACGATTAACCTATCGGTTGTTGCTGATAGACTATTCAGATTCAATGAAGCAATGTTTTCATTATTTATTTCTGCGGAGAAATCAAATGCCAGTATTTGCCCATTTACTTCAACCTGATTAATCCCTACGGTCACAAAGTATATTCTGAAATCAGATTCTCGGTTCATAATATGGTTATTTCCGGTTATAAGCACATTACTTTCCGGAACGTAGTTATACCCTTCTGTAAAATATCCATACCCATAAATACCCAATGCTATTTGCGTTCTTGTATAAACCAAATTAAGATTGTCAAATGCATTTAATTCATACCTTACCCATTTTGATGCATCAGGTTGTGAAACTTCTAAGCCAGGGTTTTGATATGCATTTATGGTACTGTCTATATTTTCTTTCACCAAATTTGATATGTCAAAAGAAATTATACTTTGGCCTAACTGGATGACCTGTTTACCTAATGTGTAATTGGGGGTAGTAGGTATATCTGCTAATGAACCTTTCCACATGTATACCGACATTTCTACACGATCATAAACAGTGTTGGGTATGATCCTTACAGTATGGGGTGATCGTGCCATTATTAGACTAACAGAGCTATCGAACTGGAATGATTTTGTACAACCCAGACGGTCGCGAATGTAAACAGTATAGTTCGAGTACTCGACATTGTCGAATATGTACCATGCTTGAAAGTTTAATCCATCAATCGAATACTGGTAATCCTCCCATGTACTGGCCGGTATGACTCCGGTGATGGATATATTTAGAGCGGTTCCGGAATATGTGATATTTACGTTGTTGGCCTCGAGGCTATCAAATACGGGCATGATTACGCTGCTACCGTCCGATGCTTCTACCTTGTAGGAATATCCCCTTTGTTTAACGATATCAACCTGTTGATCGATTCCTGTATGTGTGGTGACCTCATTAGTACTTAGGTTAGTGACCGTCAGTGAGGTTGAAAATGTGGTGATACTCAGTGTTGAAAAATTACAGGGATCAGCCGTGTACGGAATGAGAATTCCTGATATTGTGATAAATGGGGAGTTTGAATATTCAACCCCAACATCAGCGAGTATCAATCCACTTTTATAAATGTGATGGCCGCCATAAAAGAAACTGCCTGTTCCTGTTCCTAAAACTCTTTTTATGACTACTATATTACCGTACCTGGTAACAGTATATTGTTTATATATGGCTGTTGGGCTATAGTCCAATAGGAGTGAGGCCACAAAGTTTATAGCACTGCGTTCACCGGCAATTGCTGTTGGTGTCCCAACTGGAACCTGGTTCGGTCCGGTGCGGTTGGTAAACCAGTTTTCAATTATGTTGTATTCGACATTTTCTATGTAGGTGGAAGAACCACCTAATACAGCTAATGTACTTCCGTTAATCAGATCTTCATTGAATTGCAGTTTACAGTATCTATATTGAGCCATTATGTTATATTATTTTAATGAGTATTTCAATAAATTGTCGAAATCTAAACCGAAGCCTTCAATTATTTCGTCCGGTAATTTCTGGTAAGCTCTCTCAAATGGAGTTGTGAAAAACTTTGTCGGCTTAATTCCATTTTCATAAATGCTTTTTGCTATTGCGAACTGCAGCGATTTCCGGCTCGTAAATTGCCCCTTTTCATTTCGTGGAGCGATGTTCCTTCGAACTACCCATTGATTGAAAGCAGAAGGCGGTGGCATCTTATCCTTATATGAATATGGTGTATCAAATCTTTTTTTAGTACCGCTAACACCTTGGTCTTGAAATTTGCCGTGGGGGGCCATTAGAAAGGCTAATTGAAAACTGTTATTGCTTACATTAAAATCAAATCCTAAACTATTATACAGCTCACCGGATGCGGTTTTCTTTTCCTTAGTTAGGTTGGTACGGGATTGCTGTATGACATATTTACAGAAATCGTTTAGAGCTTTTTTAGTATTATCTAAATTCATCAGCAAACTTTAATTTCAGTGTTAGGAATCAATAGTTCTAATTCTGTACCCCACCCATCAAGTAGGTTGGCAAATTCACCGATGATTGGGTTTGCCTGAGGTTCTCCGTTCAATTCGATATTATGATCGTTATTCAAATTTTGCAGCTTTACGATTCCCCGGTTCAATATTGCTAAGCAGGTATTCAAATTGTCTAACTCATTATCGTTACCTAAAAATTTATCCTTTACCGATTGCTTTGATATATTCCGGAGGTCTACAACAACAATTTCGAATGTAATTGAAATATAGCTACCTTGAATGCGAGAGCTTACAGCCCGTAAATGAACCAATGGGAATATGTTTTTCTTATCAATGTCCATAAGCGATGACAACCCGTGGGTAATCGTATGTACATTGATATCTTCCCGGAATAGATTCTTTAATAATTCAATGGCTAAATAGAAACTTCTCATGTTGTTGGTGTATTTTTCTTTAATAATATCCTCTGTAATTCTGCTTTAGCTGATTCGAATTCGAGGAAGAATAAAAATTCATGAATATTCAATTCGTTGACTACTTTTTTGAATTGTAAAGGGTCTCCATTCCCAGCTGCATAAATGCTTTGATACCACCCCCATTCAGCATTGAAATTCGATTCAGCGCTATAATTTGGGCTGTCTCCTTCGACATCATCCCTTGGGAAGATTCGAGAGTAAGTAGCAGTAATTCGTTGCTTAAATTGTAAAAAAAAAGCTGCGCACCTAAGAAATATTCGGCCGGTGAATCCATTAGTATTTTACTGTAATTCTCCGATCCTTGGTATTGTTCTATGCTGTATAGGTGATTGCCTTTTCTGCGTAACCAATTCCGTTTTATCTTTACTACTGGCCGGTACATTACCGCCATTGCATTATGCCAGGTGTCTGATGTATGAATGTATGATTCAAGATCAATGTATTCACCCGCTGACATTTTTTCCATGTTTGGCATGAATCCGAATTCAACTCCTTTGTGTTTAAACGTCTTGTGGAATTCAGGCTCCATTTTAAGAACGTTACTAATAAGCTCCGATATTTCGGTATGGTCATTCAAAGGGATGTACTTTACTGCATCAATTGATATGTTACAAAATATAGATATCAGTTTGTTGTTATCCTTATTCGGTTCTGCTGCCCACTCAATAATTTGCCTGAGTTTGATATCCTTTAAATCCTGTGGAATAATTAGTTTCATACTGTATAATCATTTTATATCGTTTTGTTCCCTATCCGATGACGGGTAACCCGATCTTCTTTAGGTCAAATATTCTTTTCATCATAAGCCCATCGAGCAAATCGGGAGAATCCCCGCTCAGGTATTTTTGTTTCATTTCGTCTTTAGATATCAAACCTTCTGGTTCCTCATCGATCTTCTTTTTTTTCTTAATCGCTTTACGTTCGAATTCTAAACGTTGGCGTACGGTCATCTTATCATCGTACATGGTCATGGCCACACGTTCAGATATGTACTGTTCGATGATTTCGCCATCGAGGTAATAACATTGTGCCTTTAGATTTTTAAAGTTTCGCTTATCGCCCTTATTGGGATTCTTCAAAGCTTTTGAGTTATTGTCAAATGGGACTGAATTTGGGATGAATGAATTTTCACTACCTCCGATAAATGCTCCCACACCATTAGCGTCATAAGTGACTTTTGAATTGGGTACTGAGTGTCTGGTTTGCATTAGCTTAATAGTATCGGTCACATCCTTACCTGATGACTTATCAATAATTTTTATATCTTCCCATCGGTTGCCGTCGAAATATGATATGACTAATTTATTACTTCCCATCATTGCCACATCGACGGTAATGCATTTAGTTCCCGGCTTGACAAAGTCATTGGTAAAGTAGTCCCTGAACATGGCATAGTCGTAAACATCACTTGGATTGATAGCTGCTTTCCAGTTACCGTCCATTAGTTGTTTACGTGAGTTCTCATCTTGTGCTGCAAGATTGGCCAGGTAGTCCGGGTTCACATCAAGCAGTTTCTTATTTTCGTATATGGACCCGCCTATGAATGTAATGGACTTGACAAAATGCTTTGGGTCCACATTGGCCCGTTCAGATAATGGCCCGATAAAGTACCAAGCTTTCTTTATGCATTCAACTACACTATCCGCCCATATCATATTTTCACCGTCCTTAACGAAATACCTTATGACTCCCTGTCTCGCTTTGATTGGATAGCCCTCATCGTCGATCCACCAGGATATCAGTTCATATACCCAACTGTCTGGATCAGGGTTGCATGTGGCTCGTATGTAGGGCTTCACACCTGATACTGATCTATTACGTGATAGAAGATAAAAGAACGTTGATTTAGAGAAGTGTGTTAACTCGTCAAACCCGATAAACGGGATTTGCGCACCTTGCCAACTAATTACATTCTTCTCGTGTTCTAAATGCGAAAACTTTATTTTAGCACCGGATTCGAATTTCCAGAATAGGTCCGTACTATTTGATACACCGCCAGCCAAGTTGTACAATTTATTAGATTCATCCCATAGCCCCCCTGCTGCTTTAATCTGGGTAGTAAGCCTCCGGAATATTACCCCGTTGAAATCTTTGTTTTTTACGTCTCTTAATGGGTCAATTAATAAGCAAAAGGTTTTTCCGGATCCTGCAGCACCACCACCAATCACGATATCGGCAGGCGATGAAAGTGCGAGCATTTGATAACCGGGTTGCGGCCTGATGATATTAATCTCTTCCATTCTTCGGTATTTCGAATAACGTTATGTTTGTTTGCTTTTGCTCGTTGTCTTTGTTGTAGCCTCCCATGTAGCGTATCAGCTTATCGATAGCCGCCTGTTTGTCTGAGGTTTTTATTTTTCTATTGATACCCGTGGACTTACGTTCAATTCCCCGGCCTTCGAACTCTTCGAATGATTCGATCTGTTCGATACTATTACGGGCGCTCTTTGGTATTTCCTGTATTTTCTTTAGGTTTCCGCTTTCATCATAGATATCAACTATATCAAATCGTGCGATGTCCGAAAGGATGGAAATGCATTCATCAATAGACATCTGATTTCGCTTGTACAGATCGTGCTGTATTTCTTTTATCCTTGCCGTTATATTGGGGTTTTCGTGTAATTCGAATGCTGCCCTGTTTACTGTCTCGGGTTTCATTTTAGAGGCAGAATAAGCCTCACGATAAGCCACGGACTTATTCCCCAACCTAACGTAAGCCTGGCAATAATTCTCCTGTTTTATCGTGAGGCATTGAATCATGATACTTTGTTTTTCCAATTAGCTAAATCAGTATCGTTAACATAGTTGCATTCCTTCCTTACCTTATCTTTGTTACTTGGGTCCTGGAATGATCGTTTCCTTTCTCTGGATAAAAGAAAGTTTCCGAATGCAACTAATTGTTTTGTGGTGAACATTTGTTCTTTGTCTGGTTGGTGATCTACTTGATTTTTCATTTTAAATCGATTTTTTAAGTTTTTTAATAATTCCTTTCCAAACCCCAGGGCAGCTTGTACATGGATTAAAATTTTTTACCTGGTAAACCTTACAGTAAGATTTTATTATCATTTCCTGATCTGATGCGGTTAATGTCATCTTATCCAATATTGGTTTTAAGATTTCCGCTTCCACCTCTGTCAGCTTGCCTTTAAACGGGAACATGCTGTTCATCGCTTCCTGCCTCTTCTTACAGCCTTCACATGGTTTTATACCTATGGCTGTTGTAACGTTCGCTATAACATCCCCGATTCCCCGGCTTTTTGAATCGCTATTTTCCATACCTTTTTTTTTGTTGATACGATTGTTTTATTTATTGACTTCAAAGAAATCCCCGTTTCCTTGCTCAATGCCCGCTGTGACATTTCCATTGTAATATTCAGTAACTCCCTTTCGTAGAATGGTAGGTTTTTAATCTCTTCGATTACTATTTCACATACAGTATCTCTTTTTACATCATAGTCTGAGCAATCATCGATTATCTGAAAGTCACCAATACTAATATGCCGTTTGGACTTATTGACCTGGTGCAGGAATATATCTTTCATGGTCTTGAATATGTACCAATCGGTTACCGTCTTTTCTTTGTCTGAGAAGTACAGATACATTTCCTGAACCAGATCGTCAGCAGTGTCTTTGCTTTTGCAAATCTGAAAGGCCATTCTACGCCAAACACTATCACGTTTCACTAATTCAGGAAGCATATTTATTTTTTTGGTTTTCTTGGTGTGTATCTTCTCTTTGAAACTGGTGCAGGTGTCGCTTCCTGATCTGCTTTCTGTTCTTCCGATAGCTCCGGTGTAGGTGTCAGGATCAATATCTCAGGATCATTTACATTGATGTCTGATAGTTCCTTTGTCGGTGTTACCTCATCAACATCCGTAATAGATATAATTGAAACCAATTTATCCTGATGACCCATAATAACCTTACCGCGTTCCTCACTGACTTCGAACTCTTCACCTCGTAGGATCTTTCGATCCTGTTCGACATCGAAGAAATCCCGTTCTGCTTTTAATTTGAATACTTTTTTCATGTTATTAATTATTAGTTATTATTCTTACCCAGTCATTTTCGTTTGAAAGCTCATTGAAAAATTCGATGACTGGTATTTTTTTATATAATGTTTCGACGTTTAAATTGCTGAGGTTGAAATCTAAAATGTATCCAGTCTGTTCGTGGATCACTTGCTCGTGGGCGCTTGGGAAGTCCGTAACGATTACCGGGGTTAACAGTTGCAATGCTTCATAGATAGAGTAGGAGAACCCCGTGGAATTTAACCCCATCGAAACGGGATAGCTTACTTACTATTCCTTGGGCATAATCGGATGAGGTGTTACCGTAGATATCCCATGTGTATTTTACATTACCCTCATTTAGCTTGGTCAACATTGTAATCATTCTGGAAAAACCTTTTTCAGGACTGATGCGAGAAACTGTAATAAGTTTCAGATCATCATTTTTGTGCTTAACCAAATGGTTGACCTCATCGTCAACCAAATTATAAATCACTTGATCGATGGTATTGCTGGTCACTTTTTCGAACTGTGCGCCTACGTGCTTACCAACAGCAACGTGATGAGTACATTTATTAGGTTTTTTGTATTTGAAGTTCCATCCCTTGATACATTCGTAATCGGCATGAATCATTTGGATATATCGATTCGCTTTGATAGTGGCTTCCGGATTTGTTCCCCAGGCAGAAGCCCAAATAAAAGTATCACATGAAAACTCCTGTCCGGTGTATTTCAATACATCAGCATATTGGGAAATAGCCATCAAACGCGAGGGATCACCACCGCCAAAAAGCAAAGTGATTTTATAGTGTTTCGACATGCGTTTACAGAAATTATAAACGAACGTTTCAATGCCACCGATATCATTTAAATACGACATCCAGATAATAACTTTCGCCATCTGAAAATAACCGTTAACGCTGAGAAATATCGTGCCTAAAAGAAATTAGGTCTTTTGAAGAATTATCTAAATAAAGTATGATTTTTACAAAACAAATATACTAATAATAATTGAATTTCATTGTGCTTTCAATTATCATGAGGATATTTTTTACTTTTTATTGTTCATATCCAATCCATTATCTACCCATGTTTGGTTATCTTGAATAAGCCTGAATGTTTTTACAACGGCAAAATTAGTGAGCCGGAAATATTCAAACTTTAACCCGTAATTTTCCGCATTTAGCTTATCAAGTACCGATTTTTCTATTTTTGCCGGATTAATGTTCTCTAAATTATTTTTAAAAATAAAGTCGCTGATTTCACTCATGGCCATGTTTGAAATAGTTGCCTCCGGATGGAATAAAGTTCTGTACAACAGTTCAAGGTTAGTAATAGAATAACCGAGACTACTATTTATAGTAATGGTTTTGGTATCCTTGCTCATTAACGTTTGAATATTTAGGGTAATTACCCTTAGCCTTGTTTCTTGGATGTACACAGAATCTAAGTAGGGTATCCTGAAATAGATTCCACCGTTTAATTTTTTTATCTGCTTACCTCTCCGTACCCGGATGCCCTGTTCCCAGGGTTGAACAATAATCCATATCTTGATAGAGTTGAAAATATATTCGAAAAATTCTTTTATTTGATTCATAACTTACTCTTTGTTTTTTTACATTTAGGATACCTGTTGCAACCAAAAAACTTTTCACCTGTATTTTTATTTACTCTATCTTTAAAATGTCCACCGCATTCACATCGCCTTTTTATCCTATCCAGCCGTACTAACTCTTTTTTTTGTTTTTCGTATGCTTCCTCTCGGGTTTCCATATCTAAATAAAATATGTTACCCATTTCTGCAATAATCTTCTTACATGAATTGCAATCAACTTCTCTATATATTTTAGTTCCATCTGTCAGGATTATTAATGAAATGACGATTAGCTGCTGCTGTTAGGTATGTACATGGTGGAAAGCATATCATCATATCCCAACCCATTCCTATGAAATCCCAAACAGACCCTTTAAGGTGCCATTCTGGATGACCACCTGAGCATTCCTGTATATCGCAACTAAAAGCCTCATGACCTTTAGCACGGAAGGCCTTACATACTTCCTGGCTTTCCTCACAGGCTATTATAATTCTCATACGGGAGTAGTCGTTAGATTGTGTAAACGTAGAAATTGATTTTAATTTGATTTGAGATTTTAAGGCTTAGCCAAAAAACAACAGATCATTAAGTATAGAATTTAAAAGAACTACATTTAAATAATTTAAAAAGAGCGGATTATGATCGAAGATGGTAAATTACCCAAAGATTTTGCAAAGCAATTTAAAAACAAAGAAGACTTCCATACTTTTTTTCAAGACCTGTATAAACAAGGCATTGAACAGCTACTCCAGGGAGAATTGGATGCTCATCTGGGATATGAGAAGCATAATATTGACGGATACAATACAGGCAATAGCCGTAATGGTTCTTTCTCAAAGAATATAAAATCAGAGACTTTGGGCAATATGGTCCTGGCTATTCCCCGGGATAGAAATGGTGAATTCGAGCCTCAGGTCATCGGAAAAGGCCAATCGATGAGTGAAAAGATTGAAGATGCTATTTTAGGAATGTACAGTCGTGGAATGACCCGTAGTGATATTGTAGAACAAGTTAAAGAAGTTTATGGGATATCAGTAAGTGAGTCCACGATTTCGACCATCTCTGATAGAATACTGGCTGATGTTGATTTATGGACTAAAAGGGCTTTAGAACCACAGTATCTGATTGTTTGGATGGATGCTGTGTGCAAATTCCGGTTATATTGATCACCCCATTCCGTTTTAAAGTGAGCACCTGATTCCAGTTCAAAATGACCACCTAATTCCGGTGCAAAGTGAGCACCTCCGTTTTGATTAAAAACTATATTTTTTCATCTGTTAATTAGTATTCAAATATAATAAAATATCACTCTTTGTTTATTCCTCTTTTCTTTCTCATGGATTCTCCATGTAATTCAAGCCTATGAGATTGGTGTATAAGTCTGTCTAATATTGCATCGGCTATCGTTTTTTCTCCAATTATATCATACCAGCCTTGAACTGGTATTTGTGATGTCACGATTATAGAGCCGTTATTATGCCTGTCCTCTATGATCTCTAAAAGAGTAATTCGGTTATGGCTGTCAAGTGCCTGGAGTCCAAAATCATCAAGTATTATAACATCCTGTCTTTGTATTTTGGTAAGTTCCCGTAGATAAGTACCATCTGCTTTAGCCATTTTTAGTCTAGCGAACAATTTTGAGGTATTAAAATAACTTACCTTAAAACCCTGTATACAGGCTTGATAACCTAATGCAGTACCTAAATAACTTTTACCGACACCGGTGCTTCCAGTGATTAAAATGTTTTCGTTTTTCTCTATAAATTCGCATTCTGCCAGACGCAGTACCATGTTTCGGTCCAGGTTACGTGATACATCAAAATTGATACTTTCAATATTTGATTTGTAATGGAATTTGGCATTAGTGATACTTCGTTCAATACGACGATTGTACCTTTCATCCCATTCTGCATCAATAATCATCGATACAAACTGGTCAAGGGTATAATGATCTGTTTTCCCGCTTTCAATGGCTGTTTTAAAAGCATTAAACATGCCATAAAGCTTCATTTGTTTCATTTTGGTTACTGTGGATTCATTCATTTTTTCAAGATTTAATTTAGTTATAATAGTGTTTTCCTCTTATGTTACTGTGATCGGGAAGTTCCTGCTCAGGTTCTTGATCAAAATCAATATGATCCAAGTTGTTTTCTAAAATGTTTTGTATGGTCTTAAAATTGTAAATTTTAAAATCAAGTGCCCGCCTGCAGGCATTTATTAATCGCTGTCTGCCTACCTTTTTTTCAAAATTCAGTATTCCTAAACAGCTTTTATAAGCCTGTTCTGGATGATTTCTGCTTTCGATTATCTGCATTATATATTCTCCTACTGACTCATCAATATTATTAGCCCATTCAATGAAGCGGGCAGCACTCCATTGGGCTACAAATTGATGTGTACTGGCTAAATGCTCAGGAGTTGTTGTATAGACATAAGGTTTGTAGTTTCTTGGATGTACAGCTATTCGATTGTATTTATAATAAATCTCTACTGTTGATTTGGTATATAACAGCTTGGCTTTCTTCTTTACATATTGATACGGAACGCTGTAATAGTTTTTGTCCTGGCTTAATTGAACATGACCGTTTTGCATTACTGTTGCAAAAGACTGGTATTTAATTTCAAAACGATCTTGTGGGAGTGGACGCAGTTTTTCTTTCTCGTCTTCTAAAAATAATTCAAAGCGGGAATAAGGGCGTCCTGTCAGTTTTCTGTTATTGTGAGAGTCAAGTAAATCCCAGATCTGCTGGTTTAATTCTTCCAGAGAAAAGAACTTAGTTTCTTTTATGGTTACATAAATCCTTCGATATAATATCTTAACAGCTCCTTCAACTAGTGACTTGTCTCTGGGCCTGTAAGCTCTGGCAGGTAAAATTGTGGTTTCGTAATGTTCTGCTAAATCAGCCAGGGTTTCATTGATTGTCGGTTCAAAACGACTGCTTTTTATTACGGCAGATTTTAAATTATCTGGAACAATGGCGGCAGGAGTGCCTTCAAAAAAGCGCATGGCATTTTCTACCGAGTCAACAAAGTTTTCCTTTTGCTGGCTCATGGAAGCTTCAGCATACGTGTATTGGCTAGCGCCCAATATTGCTACAAAAAATTGTACTTCTTTGACTTCTCCAGTATCTATATCAATAATTGAGAGTGTCTTTCCGGCATAATCAACATACATTTTATCACCAGCCTTATGGTTCATATGCATGACCGGATTAACTCGTTTGCCCCATATATTGTAATGATAATGAAATTGTGAAGTTCGATAACCATCAGGATTTACAGCAATATATTGTTCCCACATATGCTGTACGGTAACGCCAACTTTTTTTAGTTCACGTTCCATTTTAGGAAAAAAATCATAAAGTGTCTGTAATCTCGGGCTAATGGCCTCTACACTAGTCTGGGAGAATAAAAGTTCCAGCTCTGCATCGGTTTTTTGGTCGATTAATTCAAAGCTTAATTCGAGAACTTCAAATAAAGAAATATATTTCTTTACCGTATTTCTTGAAAGGGATAAGTAGCTACTTATAAATAACTTACTCTTTCCATTACAATAGAATTTAATTACTTTTCTAATTTTACTCATGTCTGTTATTTTGTTTGCCATAATCCGTAAATTTTTAACGAATGTATGGTTCTAACAACATGAAAAAATCAATAGTTTTTAATACTTAATTCACCACAAAACTTGGTGGTCAATTTGCTCCGGAATTAGGTGGTCAGTTTGCTCCGGAACGGGTGGTCAATTTACTCCGGAATTAGGTGGTCAAATTGACCGGTTTTTCCACTGTGCATATGAAAGTAAGAACAGATGGGAAATATGAAAACCATGCAATTTACATTGTAATCGGACTAAAAACAGATGGTAAGAAAGAAGTATTAGGAATGTGGCTAAATAAAGAAGAGTCGGCTTCATTTTGGATGACTGTACTCTCTGACATAAAATCTCGTGGAGTAAAGGATATTCTCATTGCCTGTACAGATAACCTTACCGGATTTACAAAAGCTATCAGAGGTGTTTTTCCAAATACAGAATCCCAGCTTTGCATTGTTCATCAAATAAGGAATAGCCTTAAGTTTGTAGTAGTTAAGGATAGAAAAGCATTTTGCAGTGCAATGAAAGAAGTATATACTGCAATAAATCAGGAAGAAGCCGTTTTAGCTCTGGCTGAATTTAAAAAAAACTGGGAAGCAAAATATAAATATGCCGTTTGCTCCTGGGAAAAGAATTGGGAAAATCTCATGCCTTTTTTGGCCTATCCTGCTGAAATCAGGAAAATAATGTACACCACAAATACAATAGAAAACTTAAACAGGGGAATTAGAAAATATACCAAAACAAAAGTGCAGTTCCCAGATGAAAAAAGCGTCAAGAAATCAGTCTATTTAGCAATACAAAATTGTGAAAAAAGCTGGATAAATGCAATACCAAGCTGGGGATTAATCATGAATCAGTTCTTGGTCATATTTGGAGAAAGGTGTAATATTAAACACTAAGAACTGTTTACACAAAATTTCGACCAGTCTCTCTCATACCCGTTCAATGTTAAGTCCAACAATGTTGTTATGCCTGATACCTTGCTTTGATATTTTGCCTCGGTATTTTATTTCAATTACAACATTATCGTCCATATTGAATCCTTGCAATTTGTTAACATAGTAACCCTGAAATTGAACAAAACACACTTCTTTTTTATTTCTTAGTGTGATAACTTTTTTGTCGTTACCGTTTGTATTTTCAGTTTGAATCAATTCTATTTTACCAATTAATTTATTCATGTTTTTTTTAATTTAAATATCATGTATCCATTGATCCCGATACGGATATCAATTTCTTCATCGTTATACATTTCGCTAAATATCTCGTTTACTTCGGCCATTGACTGTCCCAATAGATTTGCAAATTCATGCAAGTAGGTGCCGCACTTACCGTCACTTTCTCGATGTTTTGCATTGACTATTTTAAGGATTTTGTTTTTCACGGCTCTTTAGTTCTTTTTCTAATATTTTTTGATAAACTTCTTTGTTTGGATATTTTTTCCACTTTGAAATTATTTTTTCAAGCTGATCAACGCTGAGGTTTTTACAACTTTCTTTAAGCATCTCCTGGTATTTTTCTGAACTCTGAAGAATTTCGGGAAGCGTTGGCAGCGGGGGGCGTTCAGAAATAGTTTCTGAAACTCCTTTGAACATTTCTTTAACAACTTCATTATTCCATTTTGCAGATAAAGGTTCCTTACTTTTCGAATGTTCTTGCTGCGAAATCATTTCGGCTATCTCACATCGCTCTTCGAAATAATCAGCAAACCATTTCATAATTTTCGGTATACTCAAACTTTCGTAAAATTCCCCATACTTTCCCGTAATTGCCTTTTTGAAAATGAAAGTGATATCTGCAACCGTAAGCATCGGATAATCGGAAATGATCATTCCGGATAACATTTCAATTTGGCTTTCGGACAAAGGGCGCTTTAAGTCCAGGGTTTCGTTGAGGTATAGAATCCAAACCATCAAAAATGTGCTCGCGAAATTTTCACCATTCGATTTTTTTAAAAATGAAATGGAAGGGGTCTCGGTTTTAATCACATCCTGTATAGTTTTTAATTTTGCTGAATGCTTCAGGCAGTTATTCGGATTGTAAACCTTCAGCAATTTTTCTCGCGAAACTGTCACTAACTGTTTTGAGTTGTCCTGTGTATGAATTTGATCTTTCATTTTGATTATTTTTTAATTCAAAAAAACCTTTCCACCCTTTAGCCAAAGACTGATGAATAATTGCAATTGCTTTTTTTTCATCAGATCCGGATAAATTATTCAATTCAGAAAGCCCGGCCTGTTCGCTTGATTCTGATTTGTATTTGAAACCGAATTCTTTCGCCTTGTAAGCTTTCCATAGCTGCCATTGGGTTTTGAATAATTCAGTTTCAAATGGGAAAACGATTTCACTTGTTTTGACAATCGATTTTTTTATTTTTTCTCCCGTACCCTCTTTTTCTTTATTTACACTTACATTTTCATTTACATCTCCATCTCCATTTGCATAATTGTTAACCATTTGGTTAACCGTTTCTTTTTGGTTGTTTAATTGAGTATTAAACCATTCCCTAACCCTTGTTTTTATTAGGGTTTCATCCGTAATCAAAACATCATTTTCGTAAATAAAAAGATCCATTTTGAAGTTTCTTTTTATCCTTACCTGGTCATCTTTCGATAATTTGGAGCTGGAAATTAAACCGGCCAGTGATGCCGCTGCTGTTTTTTTAGGCTTGTTGATTGATCTTTGGTTAATCTCTTTATCAAGCCTGTTGTTAACCAAATGGTTGCCTATTTGGTTAAATTTATTTCCGACCATTTCCCAAACCATATCGAATTTTTCAATGGTGAAAATGCTCGTAATTCGCATCAGCCTTTCTTTGTCCACGGGGATGTTTCCATGTTGATGCTGATACATTAGAAGTCTCAAATATGCTCCGACCTCATCACATGACATATCCTGGGTACCACTCTGGAAGTCTTTTGTGTAAAATAAAAATGCCGGATCTTTCATCGTTTTGTCTTATTAGAATTCTTTGGATTGTATTTATGGTTTTCATCACTATGGGATTTATCGTGACAGGTTTCACAAAGTGTGACCAGCCAATTCAGATGATCTAATTCATGCCCTACAATTGATTGTCCGTTCACATAATATGATATATGATGGGTTTCTAATCGTATAGTCGATCCACATTCTACACACTTGAAATCGTCACGTAAACGAATACGTTTTTTAACCTCATCCCAGTATGGATTGCTTTTTATCGATTGCCTGTAATTTGATGGCTGGCCTCTTTTGTGATTAAGTCTACCCATTTATGTGTTTGATGCTTTTTTGATCGAGTTAAAGAATATCTTATTCTTTTCAGTCGCGTTAAAAATATCGCTAAGCTGATGATCCGGAACCTGTGCAACCTTTGCTAACTGCAGTCTACAATCCATGTAAGTAAAATAATAGTAGTTGCCACTGTATGCGATCTCCCAGGTAAATGCCTGATCAAGGTTTATCTCGGCAATACCTTGTTTTACCTCTTTGCTCAGCATTTCAATTTTATTCATACATGCTTTTACCGTTTCACTTGCCTTTTTTTCAATCTCTTTTACTTTTTCCAATTCAAGTAAAGCGGCTTTTAACTTTTGCTTATAAACAGGTAATTCGTTTTCAAGTTCATTCACGTATCTACTTCTGACAATCTCTTTTTCGTAATCGTCCATAAATCGGTTTGTTTCGATTTTTTTTGGGACGGCAACGAAATTGTCATTTATAAACTTTTGGGCATCTTCTGGCTTCTTGAATGCTCCTAAATCAACGGGCACCGCGCAGTTAGTTTCTAATTCAACTGTGAAATCGATTCTTTTTGGACGATAATTTTCTACTATTTTCATAAAATTTATTGTTTGAATTGAACATTAAGTTTGTCATGTTTTTGATGGCATTTTCTGCACCTTATGACTATGTTTTTTACATTCCATGCCTGTTCGGTTTTACCCTCTTCCTTTGCTCTTTTGACTGACATTTCGTGAGAGCAATCCAATCGTGTACCTGATCCATTATGACCACATTGTTCACAGAAATTATATCCGTAATTCTCAATTTGATTTTGCAAGGTCTGGGATTTTGCTTCCCTAATTTTTCGATCGATTTGCGTTTGTAAAAATCGTTCGCCTTTTGAGGTTGAATATGTATTCATTACTTTTTTCTAAAAAAAAGCTTTTGCTTTTTAACTGCATTATGAAAATCATTTACAATCAATTCGTAGTCGCCTGGATACTCTTTTGGATTAGTACTTATGAATTCTTTTTTATCGAAAAATTCTTTCCAACTAGTAACAGACCTTTCTTCACAACCTATTTTTATAGTATTCTTTCCAACTATTAAGGACCATTTACTTTTATTTTCGATACGTACTTTTACATCTTTAGTCAAGCCTTCCGGTAACACCGTGATTTGGGTTCCGAGCAGGTCAAGAGATCCACCAACGGTCAAGCCTTCCGGCAATGAGGTGATTTGGGTTCCGCTCAGGTAAAGAGATCCACTAACAGTCAAGCCTTCCGGCAATGAGGTGATTTGGGTTCTGCTCAGGTCAAGAGATCCACCAACGGTCAAGCCTTGCGGTAACACGGTGATTTGGGTTCCGCTCAGGTCAAGATATCCACCAACGGTCAAGCCTTGCGGTAACACCGTGATTTGGGTTTCGCGCAGGTCAAGAGATCCACCAACGGTCAAGCCTTGCGGTAACACGGTGATTTGGGTTCCGCTCAGGTCAAGATATCCACCAACGGTCAAGCCTTCCGGCAATGAGGTGATTTGGGTTCTGCTCAGGTAAAGAGATCCACCAACGGTCAAGCCTTGCGGTAACACGGTGATTTGGGTTCCGCTCAGGTCAAGATATCCACCAACGGTCAAGCCTTCCGGCAATGAGGTGATTTGGGTTCCGAGCAGGTAAAGATATCCACCAACAGTCAAGCCTTGCGGTAACACCGTGATTTGGGTTTCGCGCAGGTCAAGAGATCCACCAACGGTCAAGCCTTGCGGTAACACCGTGATTTGGGTTCCGCGCAGGTCAAGATATCCACCAACGGTCAAGCCTTCCGGCAATGAGGTGATTTGGGTTCTGCTCAGGTCAAGAGATCCACCAACGGTCAAGCCTTGCGGTAACACGGTGATTTGGGTTCTGCTCAGGTCAAGATCTCTACCAACAGTCAAGCCTTCCGGCAATGAGGTGATTTGGGTTCCGAGCAGGTCAAGATATCCACCAACGGTCAAGCCTTCCGGTAACACGGTGATTTGGGTTCTGCTCAGGTCAAGAGATCCACCAACGGTCAAGCCTTGCGGTAACACGGTGATTTGGGTTCTGCTCAGGTCAAGATCTCTACCAACAGTCAAGCCTTCCGGCAATGAGGTGATTTGGGTTCCGCGCAGGTCAAGAGATCCACCAACGGTCAAGCCTTGCGGAGTTTCAGTGAATTCAATGTTTGATTTAAGTAATATTTCTTTTAGATTTTTCATTTTATATATTTTTAAAATTTTGTTTCTGGAAATTTTTATTGTAATAGCCAAAGGGGCGCGTGTAGTTCCTCTTTTTCAGGTTCAAATTCATATTTAGACTTAGGGAACCATTCAATATCCCCTCGCAGTCTAAATACCAGGCTTTTGTTGTCTCACTGACAATAGTAGCCTGGATTGTGTATATATCATCCCTATTCATTTTTATATGTTTACAGGTAGGTATTCCTGTTGATTCCAATTCGGAAGGAACATCTGAATAAGTCCGTGGTCTTGATCTTCTGAAAATACTTCATACCCCTTTGTTGATTGTTTTTCCATTATTTCTTTCACATTTTCTTTTGCAAAATGATATTTGTGTTTTCCCATTTCGATATCTTCAGCGGACCATACCAATAAAGCGATGGCGTACGGTGCGACTGTCTGAAGCATTACCGTAATTGTAGTATTGAAATCTCTACCGGTACAGGCCGATGCTACTTCCTGATACATTCCCTCTGACAGATCATAATGAAGTTTAGCAGCTTGATAATAGAATGCTTTCAAATCTTCAATCCCTGAGCTTTTAACCGATATGATAGCATCAACACCGATATTTTCTTTGAACTGGATAGCATCGGGACGAATTTTAACTTTCAATCCAGTTTCACGATCATTGTAGTACATCGATATTTCACGTTTCGAATGGTGCAGCAATTTTTTAAGAATCCCATTACCGTAAACCTGATAATGTTTTTTAAGGATTTGAATTTTTAAGAAGTTTTCTTCGCTCACTGGCTCAACTCCCGAAATGCTTTTAAGGGCTGCTACATAGGCACGTTTGCCGTCTATTTTGTCGATACTTAATTTATTGTCAATGATAATAGTTTTGCAATGGTCCAATACATTTGCCGCTTCAACCTGTTCATTGCCAATTTCACCAAAACCATTTGTAGTGATGAGGTTTTCCCAGAATTCGATCATATTGTTAACGCCCTCAGTCGAATTCATGGCATAGTTTGGTTCAACGATTGCTCGTTCAAACTTTGTCGGTTCCAGAATGGCCTGGTGAAGGAATGTTCCTAATTGGAAATAAGCCGGTCCTTTACGTAGTTTTTCAAGTTCTTCCTTATCTTCGCTTTTAGCAAAGTAGAAGTGAAGGGGTGTTTTTAAAGCGGCTTTGAACATTGATGAACTAATACTATCATCATCAAGGTATTTCTCAATCTCGTCCTGAACTACCTTTCCACCTACATTGATACTTTCGGTGTAAATGTGCTGAGGTTTTGCACCTGAATTAATGAAATTTGAAATTGTATCGACCTTTGGGTAATCTGTCAAAGGCCTTGTGAAATCTATGGACTTACTGAAAAGTTCATTTTCCAATACTGTAGCCACATGTAAATTTGGCAATGTCTGTTTTAAAGTTTCTTCTACACTCATAGCTTAGTATATTAAAGGTTTTACGCTCCATTTGTCTGATAGGAACTGATTCGTTTTATTTTTCATTTTACCCAGGAATGTGATTCGTACGGCAGTCGATTCAACCATCAACTCGCCTGATTCAATAGCGCTTTCAATGGTTGCGTAAAGTCTTTTTGAACCGTTACGGATAGTAGAAAAAGTTTGATCCTCATTTTGTGATAGCATGATGATACAAGGCAGCAAAATTGATTCTCCTGTTTTGTCATCCGTGTAGCTTTCTTCCTTTAAAGAAAGTACTACACCAACTTTGTACTCGCCAGGTGTTTCTGGTGTCCAATACTCTGATGATAGTTCCCGTGGGGAAGCTTCCACTAAGTGCAGATTTGGTAATTCTTTAACATTTACTAATGTTGTTTGTGAATTTTTCATAAATTTGTTTTGATTAAAAATTAAACTTTGGTTTAGCCCGGTTACTGCCGGGTTTTTTTATTGGTCAAACTGGCGATTAAACTCAGTTTCTTATCTTCAGATAAATTGTAGACCTTTCGGCCCCGCTCTGGTCTTGCTCCCAACAATTCCAGAGCGGTTTTTGCTTCACTTTCGAATCGTGCAGCTAATTCCATATTTTGCCGGGCAACTTCAATTAAAGTTTGAGCAGACTTAATCTGCTTTTTGTAAAATGTTATTTGCTCCGTTTTGTTCATGCTTCAACCTCTTTTAAAATTTGTCGGTGTGTTTTATCGAAATACTGTTTTTTGTGATTTCGTGTTTGAATTGCTATTTTCATAACATCATTTAGCATAGGGCAGTTTTCAGATGTTACGTTCCGGTTCCTTTTAATCACAGCATTCAAAATAGAGGGGCCATAATTATGCTGATTAGCTACTGTTGCTCTGTCAGCTTCGTTTGTATGTTCTTTCAAATATTCTGAAAGATCAACACTGATTTTTTCTCCAATTTTGTATAACATATTATTCATTATTTAGTAGTACATATAGTAGGCACATCAGCATGAACATTACAACGAGTGAGCCTAGGCAAACAAGTTTTACAAACAAGTCATAAAACCTTTGGTTAGTTTTTTTCATGGTTATCCTTTTTTTTTATTGTCCATATCCCCACATCACCCGTTGATTTTTGACAATATTTGCGATCATGATAACCCCAATTTGTCACATTATTTAAGCATTCATAATTTGATACTAAAATCACACTGGAATCTTTGCTTATGGTATTTTGAATTGTAAAATCTTTTTGCATGTCTTTTAATTTTAGGTTAGTAAAAATCTTTTTCTGAAACTCCATAATCCAGTACAAATCATATTCAGTCTCGTAATCTGGTTCATTTTCTTTTGTATCCATTTTTTTTCAATTTGAGGAAAACCATAAACCACATTCACAATTTTCCATTTATATTTGCACTGTTGTGTTTTGTACGGTACAAATATATATTAATATGCAAACAAAATGCAAACAAAAAGAAAAAACATTTTCATTTTGTTTGCAGTTTATAACCGTTCTAAATAAATTAAATGGAAACAATACAGGAGAGATTGCAATATTTACTCGATTCTAAAGGTCTGACGCCTTACCAATTGTCTGTTAAGACTGGTATTTCTAATTCTACATTAAGTAGGACACTTAAAAAGGGGAGTAAGCCGAATTCTAAAACATTGGAATTATTATGCAAATATTTTGAAATCACTGAAGAGTGGTTACTTACAGGAAATGCAAATAGTGTAAGTGCTTTAGAAAATAAAAATGGAAACAAGTTTTTCGAATTGGCAAGCGGTAAGTTTTTGATGACTGTGAAATTGGTTCCGATAAAAGCCTATGCTCAGTATATCAGCGAATGTTGTGATGGCGAATTCGTTTCTGATTACCAATATGAAGAAGTCAGCTTCCACGTAGATAAATATGCAAGGGGCAATTATATGGCATTTGAAATTAAAGGTGATTCAATGGATAATGGGATGCTGTATGATACACCTGATAAAGCTACGGCACTGTGTAGGGAATTAGGCAGGCAGCATTGGAAGGATGGTTTTAGAGATTCCTTATATGGATGGGTGATAGTACATATCGATACGATTCTTTTTAAGGATATTATAGCGCAGAATTTGGAAACCGGAATTATAACCTGCCATTCGAGAAATGAAAGTCCGGAATATGCTGATTTTGAAATCAGCTTAAATGATGTAAAACAAATTTTTAAAGTAATAAAACGTACATTCTAATGAAAAGATTAATCACAATTATCGCTCTTGTATTTTCAATAATATCAGTAGCTCAAATAAAAAAAATAGAGATAACGAAGCCTGTTGAAATTGGAAAAGTAACACCAGGTGGAATCTTTGGAATAAAATGTGAAAAAGTAGACGATACTTATCTATTCACTTATCGTGATACCAAATTTAAAAATATGGATGAGAATAAGATATTCATCATAAAGGATGTGGATAATGCATTTGATAATTTATATTTGGAAATAATTGATGGTTTTTCAAAAATGCCTGATCAGCCTGTCATGTTGGAATTCCCTGATGGATATATTTATTTGAGTTATAGAAAATTTTTGGGATCTACTTATGTAAAGATTACACATTCTAATTCTAAATCAGAATATGCTACATTGGGTTTTTCCCAAGAAATAACAAAGAAGCAAGTTGATAAGTTATTTGGAAAATAAGTTAAAGAAAAATGTTATCTGTACAGCCTAATTCCCCAGTAAACACGCATGTTTAAGTGTTTTTGTACCCGACAATACAAAGCGGTATTATAATCATTACAAAAATAAAAATATACTTTATAAAACACTGGTAATCAATACGTTTTGTTTGTGAAATAGTGGGCCTCATAATTCATAACCCTGAGGTCGGGAGTTCAAATCTCCCTCTCGCTACTTAAAAAGGCAAAGGCCCTACATTTAGTTGTAGGGCCTTTTTTAATGGTATAGTTTTTAAGAGATGTTTTTTAAGAAATCTAAAAGCTGTATTTCTTTTTTTATTATTCGGACCATTAATAATCCGAAAATTAGTAAAAAACCAAATCCGCTTAGTACAATATAAAGGTAAAAACCTTGAGAGAAAATTTCTTTAAAAACAGGTAATAGGAGTATAAAGCCAGCAATATAGGCCAGGTAAATTATTGGGGTGAAAATATAGTGGATCTTTTTTCGCCATTGATAAAACTGGTTCGCCTGTTTACTATATTCGATTAAGGTAACATCGGTTTTTAAGGTCTCTAATTTTTCCACACTTTTCCATTCTAAGGTCACACGAACTAAAAGCATTGTGATCATAATACACAGTCCAAAACTGAATTGTGTTTGTCTATAGGCACCTACCCAAATATAATAAGCGATTAATAGTATTGCGGTTAAGCTTAAAATTGCCCTGGTCCAAATATGATTGCGTTTAATTCTTTTAGTATGTTCCGCTGCTTTTTTAATGACAGTAGCGGCAGCAGGTTTTGTATCGGATGCTGTCTGCTGGTTCCAGATATTTTGTAAATCTTCAAATGTTTTCATTTTGTACACATTGGGTTAAACTCTTTTTTATTCTATGGATCCTGACACGAAGCGTTTCTTCGGTTATCCCGATTACAGCTGATATTTCTGCATATTCTATGTTATCTAAGGTCATCAGAATTATCATTTTGTTTGTTTCTTCAAGCTTTTGGATGCATTGATACATTTGTTTAAGTTGCTCTTCTTGTTCGTTCGGATAGGTTTCGGAAACAACGTTAGGCAGAATGGCTGTCCTGATTTCTTTTTTGGAAGATGATTTTCGCAAATAAAGGAGACAGGTATTTACAGCAATTCTATAAATCCATGTACTAATGCTCGATTCATTTCGGAACGTAGCTAAATTTTCCCATACTTTAATGAAAATTTCCTGAGAGGCATCAGAAGCTAATGCACTATTGCCACAGAAATAACCTTTGCACAAACGAAACACTTTACTATAATGCTTGCTGTAGATATCGTTAAATTGGTTTTTATTAGCCACTTATTGTACTTCTAATTTTACTTTTTCCATAAACCATTCCGGTTGATCATACATTACAAAATGAGCCGAATTCGCTGCGTAATAAATTTTAACCGACGGTAAGTTTTCATACTGAGCTTTATAGGTATTTTGTACCGTCGTAAGATCTGGAGTTGTGGCCGCTAAAATTACCACCGGAATTTTAATTTTAGCAATTTCTTTGCGTAAATCTAAATTAAGCATATCGATGTAACCATAAACATAAGTTTTTCTATCAGCAATGTCCATCCAGGCGTTTATTGTTTTTTGCTTTTCTTTATTCAAACACAGATAAGAAGTAAACTGGGTATTCATGGAACGGAATGCCTTTTGATCCATATCGAGCATCATTTTACTTTGCGGATTTTCATAAGGAATAGCTTCTCCGCTGTAATTAGGAATCATTAAGGCAGCACTTGCGGGTAAAGCATCAACGATAATTAAATTTTTAAACAAATTGGGTTCTTCTGATGCTAACCATAAACTTAAAGTACCTCCTAAACTATGACCCATTAATGTAGCATTGTTTAATTTTTTAGTTTTTACATATAAAATGACTTGTTTCTTTATTGTCGATAACCACGGGCTTTCAATAGGAGGAACAGTACCAAATCCTGCGAAAGTAAAAATGTGGCATTCGTGCTTTTTAGAAAGTTCGGTTACTGTTTCATTCCATACTTCTCCTGTACAACCAAAGCCAGGGAATAATAAAATAGGATCTCCTTTTCCTCTTACATCCACCTTAAAGGCAGTTTGAGAAAAAACAGATTTTGAAATAAGGAATATAAATACGACAATCAAGATTGATTTTGTTTTCATAATTTTTACTGTTTTAAAGTTTATCTTTTGATGCATTGCTATATGATTTGTTACCTCGAAAAACATTTTTTTTATTTAATTTTTTTGGAAGTAGGGTAATAATAGTTAATTAAAGTGGTTGTGTCTTTGGGTTAAATACTCCTTTAGAGCCTGAAATAGCAGTCAGCGATGTTTTACTAAACTGCTTTCGATCTGCTTTTAAAAAGAAATTACCAGTGAAACAAAAAATTGCTTAATAACTTACACGGTAACGATTTGTGAACTACAAAAACAAGTCCAGAGCTATTCAGCTAATAATAGAATAGCCGCTTAGGATTGAAAGATTTTAGTCATAATGTGGTATATTTGTAAGAGCGACAACGTTGTGATTTATCACCAAAAAAATAAAAAAATGGAGGATGTTAAAACATTTCGGACGAAAACAGGCTATTGCCATATCACTCCCGATCAGATCATCTTAAACAAAGATGCTGTGTTGGATACTTCGGAAAAAATGACGGAGAGCGATGGCGTGGTAAAAATAGTGTTGGTCTATATTCTTTTTGCGGCCTATTTAATTTATTCGGCCTATGGCGATTTTGGAAGAGGTGAAAATGTGATGGCAGGGATTCTGGCCTTAGTGGCGGTAGGCCTTATTTATGCAATTGCGATCAGCCTGGACAATAGTGGAACTCCGGTTATTGATCGGAGCAGTATTAAAAAGGTAGAATTTACCACAGGAAAAAAGGGATTGACCCGATCCGTATTCGTAGTGCGGTTTAAAAATAAAAAAGGAAAAATAAAAAAACGCCTGATTATGCTTCCAGGTTCCCTGAATAACGGAGCTGAAGAAACCGAAAAAGCGCTTCAAATCATGAGAGCAGAAAAGCTGATCCTGTAAAATAGTACAAGCATGAAATTATATAAAAGAATAAATATCCCCTTGAGTCAATAGCAGATTTAAGGGGGCTTTTTATGGATAAAATATAGGTAGACATTTATAATAGGAATTAAATTTGAATTTTGGATGATAATTCTGTCGCAACTTGATTTTGGATTAATGGTTGAATCAAAATGCATTTTGGTAGTGATGAAATTTGTTTTTTTTGGTTTATAATTATAGAATATTTTGAATTGAGGTTGTTTTTTTGAAAAATACATAAAGAAACGTTAATTATTTTTTTAAGCTTTGTAATAGTGCTAATTTCATTCCGCCACCTTACTTCCCTTGTCTATTTAACTTTAAACCTACATCATGCCTATAAGCACGAAAATTCAAATACAAATTGGAGGAGAAGCCTTAACGCGTTTTTCGAAACTCGTAATTAACCAAAAAGTGCATACACACCATCGTTTCTCAATATTACAACCTCTACCTAAAGAGTTTGTTGGAGAAGCAATTGAAAAAGCTCAGAATTATGTTGGTGAAATGATAAAGATCAGCATTAGTCCGGGCTACATGGAAACTTCATCTTCCTTATTATTTAATGGTGTAATTACTGAAGCACAAGTGGTAAGAACGGCAGGAGCTTCCGGTGGAATTATGATTAATGGATACAGTCCGACTATCCTAATGGAAGGGCCACCAAATACGCATTCTTTTAGTGATAAAACGTTATCGGATATTGTCCAGGAGGTCATTGGGAGTTATCCAAAAGATAGCTTAAAAGCAGCAGTAGAAGTTCAAAAAGATGCTACTCTTCCTTATACGGTACAATATGCCGAAAGTGATTTTGCTTTTTTATGCAGAATTGCACAAAAGAAAGGACAATGGTTTTTGTATGATGGCGAAAGCCTGACTTTTGGAAAGCCAAATTCTAAAAATTTCGTTCTGGAATATGGTAGGACATTACATTCTTTTCATATCGAAATGCGAGCCAAATCACTTGGTTTTGAGTATCTTGGATATGATCCTTACAATGGAGAAAGCCAAAAAGCAAGTTCCGATGAGGTAAATTACCAACCGGAAGGTTATGCACGTCATATTTTTGATGCATCAAAAAAGTTATTTCCTAATACTTCTACTTTATTGTATTCACAGGCACTTGAAGAGGGAAATTCCAGGACACATTTAGTGGATCGTGTTACCACACAACTGCATTCCCGTACTGCAGATATGGTGACTGCCCGTGGAGATTCGGATGAAACTGGTCTTCGCATTGGTGATATCATCCAAATTAAAGAACCTGCTTTCTCCTTAACCGGAAATCCACGAGATGGACTGAAAGAACAAAATTTTGGAAGTTATATCCTGACAGATATTGTTCATATCTGCGATGAATCAGGAACTTATCACAATAGTTTTGATGCAGTACCCGAAAGCGTACTTTCTCCACCCTATGGCAACGTACACAGTTTTCCTGTGGCAGACTCGCAGCCGGCAACGATTATTTCTAATGATGATCCCGAAGGTTTGGGTAGGGTAAAAGTTGCTTTTTCCTGGCAGAAAAACAGTGGAGCCAATACACCATGGATACGAATGATTAATCCCCATTCCGGAGGAGGGAAAGGCTTTTATTTTGTACCCGAAATTGGAGAAGAAGTATTAGTCGCGTTTGAAGGAGGCAATGCTGAAAAACCATTTGTTCTTGGAGGAATGTATAATGGGAGCGCTTCCAGTAGTTATCATACTTCAGGGAACGATCAAAAAGTAATTCATACCCGATCCGGAACCAAAATGATTTTTAACGATGCTGCAGGTAGTGTTTTTATTGAAGATTCGAGTGGAAATACCTGGATGATGGATGGCCAAGGGAATATTAGTGTCAATGCACCAAAGAATTTTAAATTGACTGCAGGGGAAAATATAAATATCAGTGCTGGAAAAAATGTTACGATTAATGCCGGAGAAAATATCGACCAATCGGCAAGTCAGGATATATTGCAGGTAGCAGGGCGTGACCTAAACCAGACCGCTGCAGGGAATATGTCGGAAAATGCAAATAATAAAACCGAATTGATCCAAAAAACACACATCAGGGGAGCACAGGAATCCATACAACATGCCGAGCAGGTAACCATCTTTAGTACAAAAGAAAATATGCTGCTCGAAAGTTCTCAAAAAACGGTGGAAATCAATAGTGCTGAAAAATCAAATCTTTTTTAAATCCTGTAGTTATGGCAATCAATAAAACGGCAAAAAATCTTTATATAACGATTACACAAACGTATTCTACTTCATCTAAGACATTTTTGGAAAATGCAGAAAAGGTAGAAGTAGTGGCAACAGGAACAAACCTTACACTTATTTCCAATAAAAAGGTGGCAATAAAAGGAAAAAAATAA